CGGAGAGATTGCCAAACACGTCATAAGACATTTGGCCACGGTCTCGACCACGCGTGAACGAATGAAGCTGATCTTCGGGTTCTCGCGGTCGTCGGGCTGGAGGATCCCGCTCAGGTGCCGGTTGTAGACGCGAAGCTGAGCGAGGTCGAGTTCGACCTTGTCCGGGTTCAGGAGTCCTTGCGTCTCGACGAACAGCTTGTCGAGACGAATGATCGGGATCTCCAGGTGCAGGGTCGCGGACCCACCGGAACGCGACAGTCCGCTCCCGAGATTGAGCGTGCTCTTCCCGTCCATGACGAACTGATTCGTGTCGTCGAACTGCTGAGCGTAGAACCAACGACCGGTGACCTTGTCTACGAATCGCGAGGCAAGGCGAATCAGGGTCGTGACGCGAGCATCGAATTCGGCAGCGGTCGTCGGGAGGCCGGTGGACGGGTTGAGCCCGTTCACGTTGAGCATGTTCTCGTTGTAGCCCTCGGCGCGAATCTCCGCGACCGAGCAGTACTGATTGTCCTGCGGGTTCACAACGATCGAGGGAGTGACGAAGAACTCTTCGCACGAAGTCTCTTGGGGGTGGAGCGCGCTCTGCTGAAACCGCCACTCGATCAGGTGATCGCCGAGAGGTTCTGCCGGGTCGACGGTATAGAGAGCGACGTTGCGCCCTACCGAGATCCGCGAGGCCGGGCTCGGGTTCGCGCAGTCCGTCTGTGGGTCCAGGGCGAAGTAGGTCCCAGCCGGGAGGGGGAACACCTGAACCGGAGTGGCCCTCTTCGCAGGCGTTGAGATATCGAAGATCCTGAACTCCAGGATCTCGACATTCGTCGCGACCGGAGGGTTCCCCACTGCCGTGTAGAGATCCAGCACGGGGTTCGCGCAACCGCTCGTTTGTCCGCGTCCAAGGCTCGGCATGATCCTGCTCCTCTAGGAGTGTAGCAGACGACTCAGATCGTCTTCAGTCGGGCCGTGTCTAGACGAGCGGCCATCTTCAAGGAGCCCGCTGTCGCGCCCCGCTTCGCCAAGAACACCCACTCCCAGTGAGGCAGGATCTTCTTGCCCTTGATCGCGGCTGTCGGGGTCACGCTCCCGTTGGTCAACGGATAGCGGTTGGCCTGGCGACCGAGAGTGATCACGGCGTCGAACAGATTGTAGGCTCCCTCGTTGGTCAGGTTCGGGGTGAGCGAAGGGGACTCAGTCGGATCCCAATTCCACCAGCCGTTCGGGAGACCACTCGCGTCGAACGCTGGGACAGGGCAGAGACCCTGATTGATCTCGCCTGCTTCGAGGGTCGCCCCATCGACGTTCCAGTCACCGTCGTCGCCTGGCGCAGGGACGATCACGTTGAACGGGCCGACGCTGACCTTGTTCGCGTTCCCGTCGTGCGTCCCAGTCTTGTCCTCAGGCGAGGAAGCCGGAGCGCGCATAGTCATGCTGATCCAGTCGTCGTACTCAGCCGAGAAGATCGCGAGGTCGCCGCCGATGATATAGACGTGGTGCAGGAAGCGACCGGTGATCTCGACCTCGTCACCCGCTGCTCCAGCGGTCATGAAAGCAAGCTGCTCGCCCTCACCGATTATGCCTCCAGAGATATCGTCCATGTGTCCGGTGCCGTAGAAGTAGTATCCAGCCGGGATCACGCTCGGCTGGAAGATCGGAGTCTTCCCGTCCGTCATGGGGAAGCTCGCCAGCGTCCCGTCCTCGTTCTTGAGGCTGACCTCGTTCGGCCCGATGGTCTCGACGACAGATACTGAGCTAGCCGTGACTGAGTGTCCGGAGTCAACCGGGCACGTCGTGGGCTCAGCCGCGTCGTCGGGCAGATACCAGTCCTCCCACTGGGCATCGGTCTCGCAATAGATCTTGTAGTGCTTTACGGACATGAGCGCCTCTAGTAGTGGATCGACAGCGAACCAGCCGCCACCTTCTTGGTTCCGGTTCCGGACACACGCCTGACTTGTACCTCCCAAATCGCGAAGCCAGCAGGGATGTTGCTGATGATTCCTAGATCAACGAGCGTCGGGTTGTTTGCTGTGATGTCGAGCTTCTCTACGATCACCTGAGCATTGGTATGGTCATAGACCCTCACGCCGCAGACTGTGCCCGCGTCGTGCATCCCTCCGATGACGCAAATCAGATCTGGTGTTCCAGTCTTATCGGAGCCGTGGAAAATGAAGTGTCCGAGGGACAGGTAGGAGTCACTGTTCGTCGTAATCGTCGGGAAAGTGATCTCGACCCACGTGTTGCTTAGATTCGCGAATACTGACATTACGCCTCCACGGCGGCGAGGTAGAGCACGGAACTGACCGGGTTGGTGAGGACTCCGGTCGTGGCGGGAAGGGTCGTTCCTGTGCTCGTCTCCTGACGCACAGGAAGGAAGTTTGCGCGCACAGCGGCGCTGACGGCAAACTTGAGCGACGTCGAATCAGAGACGATCGCCAGCCAGTAGAAGCCGGTGACCGGGACCGTGTAGTCTCCGCCGAGGAGGGGCATCGTCTTGAACGTCCCGCTGTCTCCTGCGGTGTCGTCCGGGTCGGTCTGGGTGACGCGAGCGTTGGGTCCGAGCGTTGGGTCCGCCGGGTCAGTCTGGTCGTAGATCCCCATGCGGAGGTTGCGACTGGCTGTCCCTCCGCTGTCGATAAACGTCCGCATGTTGGCGAGCACCACTCCGGCGCTGATCTTCAAGCGCAGGAAGAACACGGTGCCCGCCGATACGTTGCCCGCCGACGGGTAGTCCAGCAGGGTGCCGAACATCAACTCGCCAGGATTCACAACCGGCGTGGCTCCGCTGAGCGAAGACGTCTTCCACGCAGCCGCCCCGGTCCCGACCGAAGTCGCGACGTAGGCTGAACCGTCCGTCGTGTTGATCCAGAGAGATCCGACCTCGTAGCCCTCCGTGTTGTCGTTCGTGACGCTGGGATCAGTGGTCGCACCAGTGTTGACCTTGACGTTGTTTTCGCGGACCCAAACAGCCGCAGCCGCTGATACGTCCGTGGCCCGCCACACCAGGTATGGGAACGTCGTGTTGATCCAGCGAGACCCGATCTCGTATCCGCCAGAGGCATCATCTGTTGCTGATGGGTTGCTAGTGGTGACGTTGTTCCTTGGACCGTCGATCCGTTCCCAAACCGCAGCACCCACCGAAACGTCGATCGCTTGATAGACCGTCTTCGCCGTCGTGTTGATCCAGTGATCACCGACCGAGAACCCTGCGTTGGAATCGGACGTTACGAGTGGATCAGAAGCTGACACCGTGACTGGGTGCGACCCGGCTCCAGGGGTGGAGACGTCCTTCCAGATCGCTGCGCCGACCGCGTTGTCAACGCAGTACCAGACCTGCCCCGTCGAGAGGTTGATCCACTGAGACCCAATGTCCAGAGCCTCGGAGTCGTCGTCGGTGACGACGGGATTCCGAGTCTCCTCGATATTGGTGAGTCCTGCCCCAGGGGTTCTGCCGCCCACGAGCTATCCCTTCTTGCGAGGAGCCTTCTTGGTCGTCTTCTTCGAGACCTTCTTCTTCGAGACCTTCTTCTTGGTCTTCTTCACCGCAGGCTTCTTCCCGTTCCCGTTTTGCGGTACCGCAAGGTTCGGGGCTGGAGGGGTCTCTGGGAGGCTCTTGGAGCGCTCGCGGAGGTCTGCGGCGCGGTTCCCGGGGTGACGACCGTTGAGGCCAGCCACGGATCCCCCAGGGGCCTCTGCGGACGACTCCTGTTCCACCTTGCGCTGGGACTGCTGCCCCATGCGGGTGGCCATGTCGGAAGCCATCTTCATGGCCTCTGCTCGACCACGCGCTCGTTGCTGGTGAACCTCAGCCTTGAGCTTCAGGTTCCGCGCGATCTCCGAAGCTCTCCTCACGTAGAGCTGACACGCCTTGGCCTCTTCCTGAGTGAGCTTGTCTTCCTTCACGTCGCGGGCGATATGCGCGAGGAGCGCGTCAATCGAACTCGCAGCACCGTTGAGGGCGGTCTTCGCCCCGTCCCACTTGATCGAGTCGTCGTGAGCGGCCTGCTTCATTTCGTCGAAGCCCTGCTCGAACTCCCCGGCAATCGAGACTTTCATTTCTGCTTTACTGATCATGTCTTTCCTCTAATCGAATTCGGGGAGGGGCTATGAAACCCCTCCCCGAAGAAGTTGAAACCTACTGGCCCCAGACGATCACGGTCACGACGTCGGGCTTTCCGCCAGTGCCCTTGAGGGGGAACTCGAAGCGGAGGTCGCCGAGCGCGGCGCTCGTCCCCGGATAGACGTCCTCGTTCGCCGCCGCGTTCGCACCGTTGCGGAGCAGCGTTCCGCCGACGAACACGTCCACGTCCGTCAGGAACGCGACCGCGTCGTAGGGCGGAAGGTTCACGTCGAGGTTGGTAACCGTTCCACCAGGACCGCCGACGTCGATGTCCGCAGCCACGTTGACAGTGACGAGAGCCTGGACGCGGGTGCGCTGGGCGTTGTCGGACGCCTGCACGATCGCGTTCAGCAGGCTGACCTCGCCGCCGAACTCGGCCTCGTAGGCGTCCCACTCGGCGGTGGTCTCGGACAGCTTGACCCCGACCTGAGCGAAGGTCGAGCCCGAGCGGTTTCCGTCCTCCAGGAACATCTCGCGGTTGCCGTTGAGCGTGAGGTCGTTGGCTCCGGTCGACTCGATCGCGCCAGCGACGACTCCGATGTCGATCCGCTGACCAGCCGTGTCGACCCGAAGCTCGTTGGCGAAGTCGTTGACGATCGCGTCGTTGTTGAAGATGTCGACAGCCGCGCCGAGACGAGCCTCACTGGTCCCGCCCGCGCTGCCCTCGAAGACCTCGAAGAGCATGGCCTCCAGGTCGTCCCTGATCGCCCACGTCAGCCCAGCCGCTTCGAGATCGAGCGTCGAGTTGGTGAGGACGTTGACAGCAGTAGTTCCCTGATTGTCGTAGGCGGTCTGGCGGTCGACGGTCGAGGAGCCAGGGGTGTCGACGATCGCACCCTTGAGGAAGCTCTCCTCGGTCAGATCCTCGAGCCTGAATCGCTCACGGTTGCAGTAGTTGATCACCGCGTTCTCGATATCGGCGAACGGGACCGCTTCGAGATCGTCTCCGGTCGCGTTGACGCGGACGAAGCTGAGCTGAACCCGGGTCGTGGTCGTGTCGGTGATCGTGACCCCGTCGGTGACTCCCGACTCACCCTGGAGGAGCCCCCAGACGATACGACCAGCGGACAGGATCGGGTCGCGGGTCGCACCGTCGAAGATCGCGCAGAGGTTCTTCGGGTTGAGGGCGTTCACCCCGGAGACCTCGGAGAGCGCGTGAGTGCCGAACGTGCCTCCGTGGGCTGCGACGATCGTCCCGAGAGTGGTGACCGCGCCGACCGCCGCCGTCGTGTTCGACGGGAGTTCACCGGCTCCGAGGATCACGAAGTTGTTCGACGCCCCGACGGTGACGTCAACGAGACTGTGAACGTCGACTAGGACGCGCTTCTTCTCCACGAGGTGGAGAGCGTCGTTGAGGTTCTGGACGCCACGAATCGAGCCGGTCTCCAGGGTGACTGGAGCGACCAGGGCGTCGTACCAGTTCCCGGCCTGAGCGTCCCTCAGGTGCGAGACCATGGAGCGGATGTTGTTGAAGTCCTCCTCCGCGTTGATCGGGTTCGTCTCGAACGCAGCGAGCGCTGGAGCGACGGTGTCGTCGTAGGTGTCACTCGCGTAGAGCAACGTCGACTGAGTGATCCTGGTCCTGGTCATTTCCTACTCCTGCTTCCTATGCGGGCACGTACTGAATCGCGACCTTGCTATCGGCCTTCGGTGCTGAACGTGCCCGAGGAGCCTCCACGAAAGTGATTGTATCGAATCCTGTGCCGACGCCACCAGATTCAGAGCGAGTGTAATCGCACGACTCTTCCATGCGAACCCCGTCGAACCAAACGACTTCGATTCCGGGGACGAAGTCCTGAGAGGTGGTGAACACTGTGTTGACACTGTTGATCGTTCCGATCAGAGACTCTACGACAAGCTGATCAGCGCTGGTGAAGTCAACCTGAGCTTCTCCCGGCGCTGGATTACTCAGAGTATCGTTGGGGACCGTCAGGGTGTCGACATTGGTGATCGTCGGGGTGCCGTCAAGCTCGCGCACCGTGAGACTCGTGGAGAGCCGACGCCAGATCAGCGCGTCACCACTCAGGCCACCAACGATCACCGGATCGGTGTTGATCAGCAGCCACATGGTCTCGGCGTTGACGTTCCCCTCGGCGACCGCAGTTCGCGCTCCCTGGGTGACCTTGTGGTCCTCGTCGAAGTCGGGAGCGCGAACCCACTCCCCCGTGCCTGCGTCGACTACTCTCCAGATCCCGTTTTCGTCACCACTCGTTTGATCCTTCAGGAGAACACGGTCGTCGTCGACCAGAGTGATCCCGTCAATCGAGGAGGGGGCTCCGGTCAACTCACCGGTCAAGAGCAAGCCGCCAACTGGATCATAGGTAGCTGAGACGTTCGAGGTGCTTGCTACACGAACGGTGTTCTTTGGATCGCGAGTGAAGAACTCCTCTTGCTCGAGAAAGTCAATCCGGTTGTCGAGTCCGTCGAGGATATCGAGCAGACCCTCAGTCGTCGGGCCTGGAGCAGCCGGGAAGGCGCAGCCTGAACCGACAATGCGTCCGTCTACCGTTTGGTCGGTGAGGTACTGGACGTAGAGGGTGTCGCCGATATTGGGAGTGAAGACAAGCTCAAGCTCGCGCCCGTTGACCTCGGCATACATGCTTCCGGGGAGGCGGGAGAGGTTATGGAAGACAGTGATCTGGCCAAGTACGCGCGAGAACGTCGTGAGGAAGGTGTCCTCCACGCCGTCGATCTGCGTCGTCAAGTCCTCTGGCTGCCATGCCACGCTCTGCCCTCACTCGTGAACCCAAGGTCTACCCTGTCGCCTTGTCCTCCAAGTCTACGTCAGGGTCCTCTGCGCACGAGTGGAACCCGTTGATCTTCGGAACGGGGAGTTCGTCGTCCTCCTCAAGCCAGCGCTCGCGTTCAGCCGCGTCTTGACCAAGACGCGTGAGCTTCTGCTGGACCCGGTTCAGCTTGCTCGTAGGGGTGCGGGTCTTCTTGCTGGTCTTCTTGCGGAGAGCGATCTTGCGCAGGCTCTCTCGAATCTCCGAACGGAGGTTCGTGGTCTCCGAATCGCAGACCGAGCTTTCAGCCATCTTCATCTTCTCGCTAGGGGAAAGCACAGCTAATCCTCCTCCAGGGGCTTGAGAGCCTCCGCGATCTCTCGATACAGGGCCTTGTTCTCTTCGCGCTCGGTCTTGAGTTGGCCCTCGTAGAACTTGCGGATCGCGTCTTCACGATCACGACACTCCTCGGCTCTCTTCGCCAACAGGCCAGGAGTCTTCTCGGGTTCCTTGGGATCTCCTTCGTAGTAGATCTCCTTCGCCCTCAGCTTCAGCCATAGAACAATCAGCCCCGCCGCGAGCACTATGGCAAGCGGGCCGGAGGTGAGGATTGCTTTCATGGCTTCAGCAGACATGGATCTCTCGCTAGCCGGACGATTCGCGCGTCCCAAGGAGCTGAAGGCGCAGCCCTCCGTCAGGAGGGGTCGCACCCGGGTCCAAGAAGACCCTCAGCTTCGCCGCGAGTTCCGTTCGCGAGAAGGTGTTGACGATGTTGTCCGTGAGGCTGGCAGGAGCGACTAGCTGCTCCGCGACCCCTCCGACGACACGGCTCAGGGTCAAGGCGACCACTGGGTTCCCACCCGCGTCCGTGGGGATCGCGATGATCTCCCACGGGGTATGCAGGGCGGGAGGGACCAGGATGTCCACCGTGATCCCGGCGTCGACGAGCTCTGCCGGGGTGAAGACCCGGTTGTAGAAAACCTCGCTCATGATCTCCTCCTCGATCCGACCTTGGTTCGGGGACTGTCATGGGTCAGCTTCTTGAGGGACCGGACTGCCGCGTCGAACTTGCGGCAATCCGAATTCAAGTACTCGACCTGAAGACCTTCCCCTGAGTTGTCTGGGTCAGCGAAGTTGAAGACAAAGCGTCCGGCTCCGGCTTGACCACTGGGGGTTCTTGACGCACCGAGGAGCTTGAGCCCCTTCATGTGCACGTAGGCAGCCGTCCCAAGATCGGACGTCGCCCACTCTCCGGTTCCGTTGCTCCCGCTCACGAGCTACTTCGAGGTCTTCTTGGCGACCCGACGCTTCTTCTTGGACGCCTTCTTCTTCGCGACCTTCTTCTTCGCGGGGGCTGGAGCCTTGGACTCCTCCTCGTTGGCCAGAGCGTCCAACTCGGCCATATCCGCCTCGTCGGCGGTCTCGATGTACCCGGGATTCGCCGGGGCCTCTTCGGCCTTCTGGAGATCGTCCCAGGACTCCTCCTCGGCGACGGGGTCGAGCTTGTTCTTCACCTTCTTCGGAAGAGGAATGGGAGCCGCCGCCTTGGCGACCTGCTCGATCTCGACCTTCTCCATGGCCTTGGCTTCCGCAGGAGAGCAGACCTGGAACACAGGACGCGAGCCCGAGTCTGCCGGGTTGTTGCGGAGCCTCTCCATGCGCTCGGCGGTCTTGTCGTCGACCTGATACCACCCGCGCTTCGCCTCGAACTTGGGGTAGCCCGAACCGGACAGGATGTAGGTCTCGGCGAAGTGACCGCGCGAGGGGTTTGGAGGATAGATGCGAACGACCTTCATGATTTCTCCTTGTGGTCTTGTCTCTAATCTGGGGTTAATCGTTGTCGTGTGATTCTATGAAGAAAGCGGCGGGATCGAACAGGTCTTGCGGTACCGCAAACCTTATTCGGTCCCGCCGCTCACTCGACGAGGAGTCGCTGGGTTAGCGAGCCTCGAGCTTCACCCGCATCGCGCCGGGCGTCGTACTGAGGTCGATCGCGCCAGCTTCGACGCCGGTCGAGATCAGGAAGTACTGCAACTTCTTGGCGGCACGGTCGTACTGGACCATGAAGTTGCCCTTCGGCTCCGCCGAGACGTGAATCTCGGCAGGAGGGTTGGTCTGACCACCCAGAGTGACGAACAGTCCCTCGGCGTCGAAGGCTTCGCCGCCAGAGGTGTAGTTCGCCGCCGAGGGCGTCACGAGGACGTACAGCGCCGTGGTCGGTGCCGAGGGCTGCTTGCCAACGTGATCGGTCAAGGTCGGGGTAAGGACTGCCATTGGTATCTCTCCTTGTTTCTTGTGTTCTGGATCAGCCGGTTCTAGCTAGCCCGGGGGCTAGCTGACCGTGATCTCCGTGGCCTTGACGACCGCCTTCGGCTCGGCGTACACCGTGTCGAAGCGGAGGGTCGCGACGATGACCAGGACACCAGCGGAGATATCCTTGTCGGTCTCCAGGGTGACCTTCCGCCAGATGCCGACCTGAATGTTCTTCGGGTCGGTGAGGAGGGCGACGGTCTCGTTGGAGCCACCACCGAGAGCCTCGGGGAACAGCGGGACGTCCATGATGGGGACGCCGCTGTAGGCGATCGGCACGTCGTTCTCGAGGTACCGGTCACCGAGCGTGGTCTCCCGCGCGTTGGTGGTGTCCCGGTAGTCGATCTCGGCGTCGACCGAGGTCAGGAACCGCATCCGGCGCTTGTTGCGCAGGAACTCGGTGGGCATGGCCTTCAGCATGTCCTTCCAGACCGTCTTCGAGATCGGCGCGACGCCGGTCGGGACGACGTTCGTCGAGGCAGCCTTGATGATCCCGTCGAACTTGGCGAGGAAGGGATCAGCGCTGGCGGTGTCGCCGTTGATGATCACCTCGTCCATGTCCAGCGCGACGCGCTCGGCCAGAATGGCCATGACCGTCGAACGGAGGTTCTGGCGCTCGATCGAGTCCTCCAGCACCTCGTTGTTCAGACGAACCTCGGCCTTGAAGAGCTGAGCGTTGAGCTCGCTCTTCTCCAGGTCCGGCTTCGCCCGGTCGGCTTCGGCCAGAGCCTGACCTTCGGCACCCGCCCGGAGCACCCGCGACCCGAACCGAATCCGCTCGATGAGCTGAGTCGGTGCGCGCATGGGCACGACGGTCGACATCGGCATGATCACCGACTCGTCGATCAGGGTACGGATGAAGGCTCGGGCCTGGGCTGGCGACAGCGCGCCACCATCAGTCAGAAGGTCGGACAGGGCCAGGTCCGCCTTCTCGATCAAAGAACGATTCCCGATCATGTGATTTCCTCCACTTGTGTTTCGGGATTTTGCCACCACCGAAGGTGACTCGGCAGTGAGTGAGCTACTTGGTCTTGGGCTGGTAGGAGTTCATGTCCATGGGCCAGGCAACGTTGTCGCTGCCCTTCGCCGTGGACACCAAGTCCTTCTCGTTGTCGTGGTCGGCGCCGGGTGCGGTCGAGGGAGCCGAACGAGTCTTCTTCAGACTCGTCAACTGGCTCTTGAGGGCCGCGATCTCCGCGTCCTTCACCTCGACGGCCTTGGCCGTCTCTTCCGTCTTGGCCTTCAACTCCTCGATCTGCTTGAGGATGTCGGCCGTGTTTGCGGTGCCCTCGCCCATGACGTCGCCCATGTCGCCGACCACCGAAAGGTCAGTCTGGACGCCGGACCCCACGTTGGGCCTGTCGGGCGTGATTCCTCGCGTGTCCTCGACGCCACCAGTCGCGGCGGCAGCGGAACGCTTCTCGATCTGAAGCTCACTGATGAGCCCCGCCAGGTCGTCCCCGACCTTACGGAACTTCTCCATGCTGATCGCGCCAGAGCGGAGGTCCCCAAGGGCCTCCTTGAAAAGCTGCACCACGCCCTTGAGGCGGGTGAGGCGGGTCGCGTTCATGGGCTTCCCGACCTTCTCGGTCTTGGTCTCCACCTGGTCGACCTCCTGCTTCTGGGTTTCCGCCGACTCGTCGCTCTCGGACTCGTCGGCCTTCTTGGTCTTCTTGTTCAGCTCGTCGGCCTGCGCCTTCGCGTCGGCCTCGGTCAGGCCACTGGCGACGAGCTTGTTGTCCTCGTCATTGAAGACCTGGTAGGTGTCACCGGCCTGTCGCACCTTGAACGTCTTGGTGACCTCGGCCTCGGTGGTGGAGGTCTCGTCGGCCTCCTCGGTCTTCTCGGTCTTGGTGTACCCGAGGCTGTTGAGCAGGGACTCCACGATCGTCTCCTTGTTCTTCTCGAACTTCTCGATCGCCTCGGCCTCGTCAGCCTTGGCCTTCTGGATCTGCTCGTCGCCCTCCGCCTTGGTGAGAGCCAGGCCCGCTTGGCTGCGAGCGAACTCCTCCATGCGGAACATGACCTGACCGACCAGGTTCATGGCCTCGTTGAGCATGGCGAGCTTCAGCTCGACGCTCTTCTCGACCTCGATCGCGCGGAACTTCTCGACGATCTCCGCGACCGTGTCTTCGCGACCCTCGCCAGCGAACTTCGTGATCGAGCGGGTCAGGAGCGAGGTCGCGTCGTGGACCACGTTCATGACGACGTCGGTCTTGGCGACCTTCGCGTTGTTGGGGGCGTCGGTGTCCAGGGCGAGCCGGAGGTCGAACAGGTCGTGGAGCGCCTTCTCGACGGCTTCGGTGAACTCGGCGCGGTCGCCCTCGGGGATCGAGGAGGTGGCGAGCTTGGCCGTCTTCATGGTCTTGTTCGGGTGTGCCCGGAGAGCGTTGCCCAGAATGTCGGAGGCGCGGTTGAGCGACTGGCTCTGCTTGGAGTCGAGGATCTCGGAGTCGGCGATGTCGGCCTTCGCGGTCTCCAGACGACGAAGCACCTCGTCGAGCCGCTTCTCGACGTCGGCCTTCTCCTTCGAGGAGAGGGTGAACTCGTAGTCGGAGATCTTCTCGACCGGGAGGATCCCGGCGACGAGCGTGTTCCCGGCGACGGTCTTGAGGATCTGCTGGACCGAACGGATCTCGCGGGCGATCACGTTGGGAAGGCCAGCGGAGGAGTCGGACTCGGTGGTCTCGGAGACGATCGCCTTGAGCGACGTGACCCGGTTGGCGCAGTGTTGGACGAGGATCGACAAGGTGCCGTTCTTGGCCGTCGGGACGTCCTTGACGGAGGTCGCGCTGTCGTCGTTCAAGTTCTCACCACTCATGTTGTTTTCTCCGTCCCGCTTGATCACCAAGAACTGGCGCTTGTTTGCCGCACGATCGACGAGGGACACTTCCTTAGTATCCATCTCGGTGAGACGTCCAACCTGCCGGGTCTTGTCGACCTCGCCATTCTCCAGGGCGGAGTCGGCGAAGACTGCGAAAAGTTCGTTGATTCCACTCATGCTCAGACCGATTCGATTCTGCGGAGCGCCGACCCACCGATTGAGAACCCGGTGAGACGACCAGATCTTACGTCCTGCCAGATCTCATCGTCAAGGACCCTTACGCGCAAGAGCCAGGTTCCCTTCTTGACGAACTGACCGTCGATCTCGAAATCAACCGGAGCAATGAAACTCTCCAACGGAAGAATCGACTGGAGGATCTCCTTGTGCATGAGACCAAACTGCTGGTAGCGCTCCATGAAGCGCCAAGCAGTCTGAGTGATCTCGTCCTCGCTGTAGATGTCTTCCTGCGCGTCGATCTCCTCGGGCTCCAAGACGATCCCGAGGACTGTCCGCTGCTCGTCCTCTTGCTTGAGGACTTGGAACTCGACTTCATTCAGTTCGGCGGTCTTGGACACCCCTCCTGAATACCCGTCCCCTCCGACGTTTTCACTTTGCGGTACCGCAAAGGCGCCCTGAGCGAGCATGTCACCGAGCAGCTTGGAGACGCGATCACGTACCTCGCCGTCGTTGATTTGTCCCGCCACAACGGCGAGGTCAACGAGTACGGTGCTGAACGAAGGATCAGCCTTGTGGGCCGGAACGACGACGATATCGGCCGCGAGGTCACTCGCGGCGTTAGCCAGATTCACGTCGTACGAGGTGAGTCGGTCAGCCAGGGGGCGAAGCGTCGAGGACAGCCGAAGGAAGGATTCTTGACCCTCAGCGTCGAGGGTGAGGTTGATCGCGTGATTGCCGTCGATCTTCTCTGCCTTAACTGGCTTGACCGATTCCTTGTTTACGCGGAAGGGTCCGTCGCCGTCGAAGCTGAAGGTCTTGCTGAACTCGCTGTCCTTGGGGTCGACCACGACGGGGAACGAGTGGCCGATCGCGGCGGTCTTGCCGATATGGTCGATCAATCCCTCGAGGTCGCCTTCACCCTGGACGCGGAGCGTGACGATCCGCTCATTCGAGCGCTTGGACGAGGTCACCTTCTCACCCGCCAGGATCCGTGTGGCTCCGCCTGGTGATCCCTGAGAGGGACGAGGGTGCTGGCGGGCAAACTCACCCGCGCTCAAGCTCTTGAGCTCGCTACCGTCCGGGAGGACCAGGGAGTGATCGTGCGTCCCGTCGAAGGCCGTGAAGTCCACGAGGAGATCGTGGTCGTGGGCGCTGAGGCCGTCCCCAGTGACCAGACGAGTCCCGTCCGGGAGGACGACGGTGTGCTTGTGCTTTCCGTCCTTCTTGGTGTGATCGCCGGACGGATCAAGCTCGTGCTCGTGGACACCGTCTTCCTCGGTGACAAGGGCGGTTCCGTCTTCGAGCACGAAGAGGTGAATGTGGGGACCGTCGTTGAGGCTCTTGCCGCTCTCGCGATCAAGACCATGTGCGTGGACCCCGGCCTCTGGATCAGAGACCGGGAGTCCTAGTCCCGCAGCCTTCTTCATTCGGTCGAACTGCGAATTGCAGAAGGCGAAGCGCTGACCCTGCTCCGGGAACGTACTGCGAGACTCCTCGTCCGACATGCATCGGGCGAGGAAGTTCTCTCTCAGCTCCCCAGGATTCGGGTCAGGCACGAGGCAGCTTCGACGACCTAGACGGTCACGCGGTCGGCGCCGCCATTCCGAGCACGCTCACGAGCGCGCTGGAGCTTCTCCATCTTGCCGTGGGCGCCACGACGAGCCGGGACGGGCTGCTCGCTCTTGGTGAGGCGAGCGTGCCGCTTGACGCCGATGTCCTTCGGGGCCATGTCCTGGGTCCACTCGTCCTCGGCCCCCTTCTCGGTCTCGGTGGTCTCACCGGAGTCGTCGGTCTTGTCGGTCTCGGTCTTGCCCGCGTCGTCCGACGTGGTCTCGCCCGTCTCACCGGAGTCGTCGGTCTCGGTCTTGTCCTCGACGACGGTCTCGGCCTTGTCGACCTGGTCCGGCGCGAAGTCCTTCGCGAGCTTGTTCGAGCCCTTGACCAGGACGGTGCCGTCCTCGGACTCGGTCGCGTCGTCGAGCATGTTCTCGAACTCGTCGACGCGCTTGCAGATCCCGTCGAGGTTCGCCATGGGGTCTTCGCTGGAAACGAAGTCCTTGGCCTCGGTGATCAGGGTGGTGGCCACCTTTTCGAGATCGACCTCGGCGGGCTCGGACTTCTCGATCGTGGTGATGGGAGCGAAAGCCTTCTTCAGCTCGTCGGCAGTGATCGTCATGGGGGTTCCTCCGTGTGAGATCAGACTAGAGTCTAATCGTGTCCTAGTGTTGGCGTCAAGTTTCCAGCGAGTCTTCGTCGCTAGATTCTGTCTCCGTCTCTGATTCCATATCGGGATCCGGGGTTACTTTCTCCAGATCCTTCCTGAGCGCAGTGAGGTCGTAGCCTCTCTCGGGCGAGTGGTGACCGACCTCCCACTCCTTGTCCTTTGGATTGTAGGGCTCGACTGGCGTGTCTACGAGAAAGACCGCCGAATCCCCCATGATCTCCTCTGCCAGGCGAATCACCACCCTCTTGAAGACCAGGGCTGCTTCGGCCTCTATCGCGAGTCCCTTGTCTCTGTGACGCGCCAACTCCAGGTCGATAGTCCGAACAAATCGGCTGACGTACGTGCTGAGACACGCTCGTCTGACCTCGTTTACCCGCTCGGGGTTCCACCTGCCGGACTCTCCCATGGATAGATCTTAGATCTTGGGTCCGTCCAAGGAGTTTTGCGGTACCGCAAGACGGGCTCGGGATCACCAGGAAGACCTCTTCCCGAGGGTGTCCATGTCGACCGCGAGACCGGCAAGACGACTGCGCAAAACGATCGCGAGGTTGTCCCGGATCCTGGTCTTGGACCAGTGGAAGTCCTGGCGCATTTCGTCCACGATCTTCTTCGCCATCTCGACGCGCTCCTTCACGATCGCGCTCGTGGGGTCACGCACCAGGGTGACCGCGTTCATGAGCGAAGCCTCGACGACCACCACCACGACGGGGTACATATCGGCCCAGAACTCGCGATACTCTCGCTTCGCGTCAGGACGCCCGGACCCACCGTTGACTCTAATCAGTGCACTCATTCTCTAACCTCTGTCCTGTTCTCTTCGAGACCTACGCTTTGCGGTCCCATTGGATATGGAGGAGGGACCTTCCATCCGACCGACGCGCCAGGCCACGCGGCGAGAGCGCTATCCATGATCGCGAAGAATCCGGTCGCGCTTTTCTCCAGCCTGTCTACAGGGACAGACCATGGAAGGGCGTCGTAGGGCGCGATCGGCTCATGGTCCCTCTTGGGTCTCCCGTCTTCCTTGTCCCAACGGAGGGCCTTGACTGCTCGCTTCCAGAGCTCTCGATAACGAGACGGGACTCGGATCTTGGCGTCCTGGTCGTAACCCTTCTTCCAGGTGACCTTGAGTTCCACGACCTCTTGAAGCTCTGGGTCCCAGAGCGACATGATCGCCTCGCTCACTTCGGCCCCTTGTCTTCGGACGAGTCGCGCTCAGGGTTGTCGGGATCCGGCGTGAATCGAAGTCCACCGTCTCCAGGGAACGGATTCAGGTGCAGGTTCTCGCCATTCACGATTGACTCCGGGATCCCATCAGGGAACGCCTGACAGACGAAGATCTCTTCGTCCTCGCCCTCTCCTCGGGGGGAGTTCTTCGTGGGCTTGTCTTCGTTCGGCTGTGCGACTCCGTCGAAGTGAATGCACCCACGCTCCCAGCACCTTGGCGCTTCTACGGCCATCTCTAATCTTCCTCTCCAAGAATCTTCTTCAAGAACGCCTCGACTGAGGTCGGGAGGTTGTTCCCAGTCTTCTTCGGTCTCGGGTCAGTGAACCAAGAGAACGCCTCGGCAAAGAACTCCTTGTGATTCGTCGCAGCATACTCGGTGACCCCGTTCTTCACCCCCGACTTACCCATTTCGACGAAGAGGTCTTCCCACTCAGTCCACAGTTTCCCCGAGAGGTTGTATTGGATCTGGTGACCGAGTTCGTGGCGCCAGGTTCCCTGAACGCTCGCACTCGTTCCCCATGTGAATCGGCCGAGCCTCTTCCTCTCCTTGGCCTTCGGCAGGACAACACGATCCGTCCCTGCGGTGAGCCTCATGCGCCGTGAGCCGTTGTTCCAGGTGCCGTTCGTGGTCGTCTTGTGAGGCTTCGCGAACTCAAGAAGCTCAAGGAACTTCATGGGTCGCTCGTCTTGTAGCTTCTTGAGTCCTGGAAAGCGATTGATCAGGTCGGCGTGCTGCTCACCGATCGCATTCAGGATCTCGATCGCCCTCTTCTTGTCCACGTCCTTCCCGACCGTGACCCTCTGGAGGCCCGGCATGTTCTCCTTCAACTGCTTGACGGCCTTACTCCGAACCGTGACTCGCTCGTAGTTCGCCTTCGGCTTGGGAGGAGGTGGCTTGGGAGGCTTCGGTGCCGGAGGCTTCTTCTTGGGCTCCTTGGGCTTCGGCTCAGGCTTCTTCTTCGCGGGCTTCAGCTCGCCACGAGCACGCTCACGCTTGAGCCTTGCGATCTCACCGTCGATCGTCGAGCGCATGTATCCCATGTACTCTTCAAAGGCTCCCGGATCGGCCGTGAACTGCTTGATGAACCGATTGGTGTTTCCTCCCCAAAGCTCCGTGAGCATGGAGACGACCTCGGTCGACTCAGCGATCTCACCACTGTAGATCTTCCCCATGTAAGGACTGCCCCAGGCGTCCTTCTTGGAGACCTCTAGGGGTCCGTAGCCTGGACCCATGTGGACAGCGGGGCCAGGGTGCCTTTCCAGGACACGTTGCTTCCAGTAGGACCGCTCGCCCCACATCGCGCGATCGTTGGGGCCGGACCCACGCTTCGTCGGTCGATTGACATGGCTCTCAATCGAATGGCCGAACTCGTGGAAGAAGTTCGATCTGTCGTTGTATCCGAAGTACTTGTTCCTATCGCTGTTGTGAACCCGGACGTGTCCGGGCATGGCATAGATCCGCTTGTGTCGCTTCTGTGCTCCCTCGGCGACCGGACCCCAAGCGTCGAACATCTCGCCCGCATAGCGGCGAATGCGCTTCTCCTGATGTTCGGTCAGGCTTCCCTCGGAACGCGAAACGACGAACTTGCCTGCCCTGTTGACCTGACCCTGCTTCGTGCGCTTGGTCACGTCGTTGACGAACCGC